AAAATATCATAGAGGTTTTGGATAAAATAAATCTTGACTTTTAGTTTATCCCATGTTAATAGGATAATAATAGAAAGGAATAAAAATGATAGTTAGAGAATTATTAAAAATACAAGCAGTTATTGAAGAAAGAAAAGTGCCTTGCGATATGCACGACGACGAACTTAATCAACATTATTCAGAATCAAAAAAGCAATTTCAAAATATTTTAGATATGGATTTAATTCATTTAATTAGATCGTATTCTAAATGTATAGGTCAAAAACAAGATGATGAAATATATTTTGATATGGCTGATAAAAAAGAAGTTAGAAAAAAAATAGATGATATAATCAATATTAGTTATGAATTAAGGGGAATAATAAAAAACGATTGATTTTGTATTTATCCCATGTTAATAGGATAATAAGAAAGGATAATTTATGAATAATACAGATATTGAAAGAGAAATTATTAATGCTTTAAATATTAATTCTAAAATTGATTGGGTTAGTTCTGAAATTTCACCAAATCAAGAATTTGAAGAATTAATCGAATTTGTAAAAAAATTATTTAGAGAGGATAATTTATGAAAATAGTCAATATAGAATTATTAGTTAGAGCCATAGAATTATTGGAAGCGTATCAAGTTGGCAGTATTTCGCCAGAAAAACTAGATGTAAACACTAATAAATTAATAAAAGATTTTGAAAAAGAATACCCAGATTTAGCAAGGGAAATATTATGAAGAAATTAGAATTTATTAAATCTAAAAAACTTTTAAATATTGATAACAACGCCAAAACTGTAAAAGGTCAAAAATATGGTTATATGACGGCGGTCTTATATCTTGCGCCTAGTAATGAAAGCGGTTTTAATGTTTGTCCTATGGCTTCAAAAGGTTGTAAAAAAGCGTGTTTATACACGGCGGGGCATGGGGCTTTTTCTAGTGTTAAAAATGGCAGAATAAATAAAACGCGATGGTATATTCAAGAACGCGACACCTTTTTAAATCAGATTAGAAAAGAAATAAACGCGTTTATTGTAAAAGCAAAAAGTAAAAATTTAATTCCTTGCATAAGATTAAATGGCACTAGCGACATATCATGGGAAAAGACGGGATTAATAGAAGAATATAAATCAATTCAATGGTATGACTATACAAAAATATATAAAAGGGCGTTGTCTTTTGTCAATGGTGAGTTGCCTAGTAATTATCATTTAACTTATTCACTCAATGAGGATAACCGTGAAAATGCTTTTGATATATTAAATCGCGGTGGCAATATTTCGGCAGTATTTAGAAAATCACTACCAAAAAAATACAATGGTTTTAAAGTTGTAAATGCTGACGATAGCGATTTGCGTTTTCTTGACGGCGATAATATTATTGCAGGACTTTTAGCAAAAGGAAAAGCAAGAAATGATTATTCTGGTTTTGTGCTTGACACTTAATCAATCCCATGTTAATAGGATAATAACAGAAAGGAACTTATATGAACAAAGATGATATAAGACTAAATAAAGCTAAACGCGACGCAATTAAAAAAGCGTGGCGTGATGTAACTTTAAAAACTCCAACGCAAAAAGATACATTATTACAAGACGCAGTTGATACCTTTAGAGAACTAGAGCAATCAGTTTGGGATAATGTAATAAATCCAGTTGTAACCCAAAACTTTCCGCAAGATGATATGAAAATATTAAAAAAATATTCTCGCGGTGGTTATCATGGCAGTTTTGCACAATATGATAATTGTTTTTATTTTAAACCTAGTTTTGAGGATAGAGAAGAAACGCAGTATTGCTGGAATTATAACCGCGACGATATGACGGCATTATATTATAATGATCTAATGAGTAAAGGCGTTAATCCTAACTTATATTTAGAATATGAGGGAAAAGATAATAACCCCCATTTTTATCAACAAGACGCCGATTTAAAAGACGCAGTTGATAGTTTAAAAATTGCTAAATATACGGGATTTAAGGAATACCATAGACATCAAGACGCTGAAGTAAATGAAAGTGATATTAAAAATCTTGGTGGTCATTATTTATTAGTGCCTCAAGGCAGTTGCCATAGTCGCGTTATGATGATTAATAATCAAAGCGATTATGAGCAATTAAGAGCTTTTAATAAATCTAAAAGTAGTATGCACAATGCACAAAAAGATATTTTCAAAGAGAAAATACAACTCATAAATGATATGAACGCGGTTGTAGATCAATCTAAATTTTTAAATGAAGTTAGAAAATATTGGATTGATTTAGACGATTGCGTGAACTTTGACGCTGACGAAATTGGGACAGCAGTTTCAATAATATCTGATGATACTAAACAAAGATTATTAGATAGCGCAAAGTTAAGACAAGCACAGCGTGATATTGTGGCGGTTGTGAAAACACCAAAACAGAAAATTGACGCATGAGCGATATCCCTCTTTGCCAAAATTGTGGTAAAAAGTTATATATGAGTTACGGCAGTCGCGGGTTACTCGCGACGCGTGATTTTGAATATCATCATAAAGGCTTTTACACCCAAGAAGAAAGGAATAATTTTGAACGCGACGAATTGCCAGAAAATGCTTATGATATTACTAGGGATAATTGGGGCCAGAATTTTGTTATAAGTTATCGCACACCCCAACAAGCTCGTCATGGTCTTTTTCACAGTCAAGGTTGTTTTTATGAGTGGCATGAAAACCACCGCAACGAAATTGAACGCCTCATAAAAGACATGGGGGAGTGGAAAAATCCAAGTTGACAGTAAAACCAGAATCAAACTTTGGGCGTCAGATAATTAAAAATTTACCTCACGCCCAATGGACTAGAATTGAAAACAGACACGGCGGCGGTATTCCAGACCTATACGGAATATACGGCGGTCAAGCAATTTGGCTTGAATTAAAATGTATTAAACAAAATTCAATAAAACTCTCACCGTTACAAATCTCATGGAATTACAACAATTTTCGACATGGTGGGAAAAATTATTATATTGTCCAAGATACGAGATCAAAGGTCGTTAAAATATACGACGGCGACAAAGGTCGAGAACTAGCCGAACAAGGTTTCAAATACGATAAAACTGTGGCGGTCATGGAAAGATTAAAGACGATAGGAGATTGGCGCGAGTTTCAAGATCATATATTCAATATAGTTTGACCGCGACGCTTTTTTTTTGGTCTAAATTTACCTGCGACAATTTGCCTAATTGACAATGTCCGCGTTTCGCGGTAAATCTCCACCCTCCCTATTGGGTGGGGGAGGACGGCGGATTTACCTGCGTCAATATGTCGCGGCTCCGCCTACGGCGGACTTCGTCACGGCGGCGGCTTCGCCTTCGGCGGAAATAGTTCTTGACTTATGTATGACTATCCTATATACATGGGACTATAAGAAAGGAATCATTATGAAAATTAAAGATATAATAGTATTTCATAAAGAAAAAATTATTGATGACGGCGAAGTAATTTTGCTTGATCAAAATAATACTTTTTGGAATATTAGACTTTGGATTGAGGAAAAATATCCAAATATTCCGATTGAAATAGTTAATGAAGGGATGGGTGAAAGATGAGTGATTTAAGAATTAAACCAGCCATTGACAACGGCGATTTGCCAAAGAATCACGGTCGCAGTTTTAAGGCACTTACATTATTTGACGCACTAAAAGATACGACGGTCATAAAAAAATATAACGAACAATTTAAAAAAGAGTTTGGTCGCCCTAGCATATTTGCTTCGCAGATCAAAGAAACGCGGTCATAATAAAATCGTATTCTTCCTTAATAGTTTGACCGTGAAAAAAACTCCCTTCGGGGAGTTTTTTATTTTCTACCACCGTTAATTAATTGTTGCATTATCCTATAATATCCTATATATAATTCGTAGCGATGGCAGAAAGAATTATTATGAACGAAGTTAAAACATTTGAATGGGAGCCGATGATGTCTTTTCACGGTGAACTTTCTAAATATAATGCAATCGATCAAAATTTGAACTGCTCACAATTAATGCGCAATGCTGGTTTAGATTGGACCGTGAACAAGGTTCCAGTTCAAGCTACCATTGATAAATTATTCTCATTAGTTAAATCTGATGATGATAAGATTTTAGTTAGCGGTCTAACAAAACAATATCATACAATGCAAAATGAAAAACTTGCTCAACTTGGAGATTATTTTACAAGTATTGCTGGTGTATCTTTTGAGCATTGCTTTAATTATAAAGATGATAAGGCAATTACATTTTTAGCTAATACTGGAGGAGAATTCAATATTGGTAATGATGTAGTTAAAAATTATCTTATGCTTACTAACTTTCATACTGGAAGAGATAAAACCAAGATTAATACTACTAACATACAGCCTGTATGTGAAAATACTTTTCTTGCCGCTTTATCTGATATTGAACAATTCTATATCGGTATTACTCACAGATTAGAATTCAATGACAAAATGGAAGAGTTAGTTAGAATTAAAATTAAAGACGCATTAAACTCTAACAAGGTTTATAAGGAACAAGCAGAAACACTTAATAGTTATTCATTAACTGAAAGTGATATGCTTAAATACTTTATCCTTGTTTACAATCCAAAGTTAATTGCTGATTATGATAAAAGCAAAAAGGATTATTCTTTTTTCAATGACATATCTGGCAATAAACAAATCAAGTCTTGTTATGGTGTTTGGCATGATACTTATGAAAACAATGGCAATACTTACAAGCTTGAGAATACTGGTAACGATGTTAGAGAAGATACTTTATGGAAAGCCTTTAACTGTGTTACTTATAATGAGGACCATTTAAGAAGTGGTGATCGTTTATCAAATACCTTTATCACTAATGGTAAAGATAATGTTAAAACAAAAGCAATGCACGTTGCTTTAGAAATGGCCAAGTAGAATAAGTTTACACGGTCAGCGAAACTAAAACCCCAGTCAAGCCATCGCTACTGGGGTTTTTTTACGTTTGTCAATGTGACATATTGTCGCAGCCGCCTGCGGCGGCACTAGGTCTTGTGGCTTCGCCACTATGGGCATACTACATCTTGTGCCTGCGGCACAATGTCGCAGGCTCCGCCTGCGGCGGTACTATATCTAGTACCTTGGATAATTATAAATACTACATATGGTATGTCAAAATGTCGCACCCCCTCCGGGGGGCCCCCTAAATAGTATATCGGGACTCCTACAAAGAAGCGCGTAACACTGTTCCAGACAAACCCACACCCCTAAATCTGTACAAATGAAAATATTGATTATCCCATAAAAATATTATATAAATTTTTTTCATATGGTTCATCAAACCGAGGTAGAGCTTCAAGCTCAACTAATACAAGAACATTTAAAAAAGCTAGATTCTGCGGAAAAAAGTTTTATACCTTTTGTCAGACATGTTTGGCCAGATTTTATCTCTGGATATCATCACAAAAAAATTGCAAAAAAATTTGAAGACATACGGGATGGTAAAATTAAACGTTTGATTGTAAACATGCCACCTAGACATACAAAGTCAGAGTTTGCTTCTTTTTTGTTTCCGTCATGGTTAGTGGGCAATAATCCACAACTCAAGATAATTCAAACAACGCACAATACAGAACTTGCTGTTAGGTTTGGTCGTAAGATGAAGAACCTTATTGACAGTCAAATCTATCAACAAGTCTTTGAT